GCATTATTACTGGCGGCGTTCCCGGGCATGAGACGGAGACAATGATTGCTGAGTTCAAGACTCACAACCAGAGATCATTTGACTCGACCTCGAGGAAAGGCGTGAAGGAAACCAAGCCGCAGCACTACGCGCAAATGCAGCTGTATATGCTTGGCAAGAAAATCGACAAGGCGCTGTACGTCGCGGTGAACAAAAATAATGATGAGATGTACACAGAGATCATCGACTTCGATGAGCCGTTCGCGGAGCGCCTTTTAAAAAAGGGAGAATTCATTACATTGGCAAATGAGGCACCACCGAGGATCACTAACGATCCAACGTTCTTCACTTGCAAACAGTGTGCGGCTCGCCATATTTGTCACGAGGAAAAACCAACTACGCAGATTAACTGTCGGACATGCGCTCACTCGACGCCCATGCCTGATGGCACTTGGGACTGCGAAAGATTCGAGTCAGCTGGGATACCTGAAGAGTTTCAGCGAACAGGATGCCCATCGCATGTTCTTCATCCTGACGTCGTGCCTTGGCCAAGGATCGAGAGTAGCACGGACGCTGAGGCCGTGTTCATGATCGATGGCAAAGCGATCAGAAACGGTGAAGGCGACGCTAACACGTTTTCCAGCATTGAACTTGTATCGAACACAGCAGCTTGTGTAAATCAGGATCCAGACGTCATGGATATTCGTAGTCAATTTGATGGGAAGATAACCGGATGACAAACAAAACAATTGAAGCAACACTTGCGGAGCGCCACGGCCAGTACGGGCCTTATGTCACGGTCAGCGCGATCAGCCAGAGTCTAAAGAAAGTGGTCAGAGAATCACCAAATTATAAATTTATGCCGCCAATGATGAAGGAAAGCATAGACATGATTTGCAACAAAATGTCGAGGATCCTTGCTGGTGGAAACTATTATCTCCACGACACTTGGCATGACATTGGTGGATACGCCAAGCTTGTTGCGGATGAGCTGGAGAGAACTAATAATGTTAAGGAAGTACCAGAAATTAGCGATTGAGCAGCTGTACAGTTGGCTTAGGGCGAACGATGGCAATCCATGTATCGTTCTGCCAACTGGAAGCGGCAAGTCTCACGTCGTTGCGGCGCTTTGCAAAGACGCCATAACCAATTGGCCTGAGACTCGAGTTTTGATGGCGACTCACGTCAAGGAATTGATAGAGCAGAACGCCGAAAAAATGTTGATGCACTGGCCGGACGCTCCGCTTGGAATATACAGCGCTGGGATTGGGCGTAAAGAGGCCCATCAACAAATCACGTTTGCTGGCATCCAGTCTATCAGAAACAAGTCGCACGAAATAGGTCACGTCGACCTCATGATCGTCGATGAAGCGCACCTGATATCCACAGATCAAAACACTGGTTATCGCAAACTGATTGACGCGCTAAAGGCCATCAATCCAGCGCTGAGAGTCATTGGCCTTACTGCGACGCCGTATCGACTCGGCCACGGGATGATCACAGATAAACCAGCCATATTTGATGACCTGATCGAGCCGACCTCGATCGAGGCGCTCGTTGAGGATGGATTCTTGGCGCCGCTCAAGTCAAAGTTGACCGGGATCAAGTTAAGCGTTGAGGGCGTTCATAAGCGGGGCGGCGAGTACATCGAGAAAGAACTACAGGCAGCTGTAAACCAGCCGCACAACAATTCTGAGGCCGTTAAGGAAGTCATTAAAATAGCCGGAGACCGTAAGGCATGGTTATTTTTTTGCGCTGGCGTGAAACACGCTATGGCGATTAAAGACCTGCTTATCGAGAACGGTATCCCAGCCGAATGCGTTACCGGGGACACGCCAAAGCCAGAGCGGGAAAAGATAATTAAAAGATTTAAGTCTGGCGAACTCAGGGCGCTAACAAACGCCAATGTGCTCACAACTGGCTTCGACTATCCAGACATCGATTTGATCGCCATGCTGAGGCCCACAATGAGCGCTGGCCTATATGTCCAGATGGCCGGGCGAGGCATGAGAGTCAAGAGTCACACGGATCACTGCCTTGTGCTGGATTTCGCTGGCGTCGTTCAGACTCACGGCCCAATTACTGGCGTTAAATCACCAAACAAGGCCACAGAGGGCAACGGTGAGGCGCCTGTTAAAGCCTGTCCGCAATGCGACAGTCTAGTGCCGCCAGCCGTAAAAGAATGCCCAGAATGCCATTTTGTGTTCCCGCCGCCAAAAGAGAAAAAGATGAAGCTTCATGACGTCGATATAATGGGCGGTGGAGGCGATAAGCTTTTAGTAGATTCATGGCGCTGGGAGACGCATTTGTCTCGAGCCAGCGGCAAAGAAATGATTAAAGTGACTTACTACTCAAAATTGTTTAGTGATCCGATCATAACAGAGTATTTTCCGCTGACGCACGAAGGATATGCCGGGACAACAGCGCGCCAGACAGTGTATGTACATGCTAGAAAGGCCGGAGTCATTGACGATGTAAAGAATGCCTTCGATCTGGATGAGATATGTGACTCTTTTAACTTAAATGGAATTCCACCAAATGAGATATCCTATAAAAAAGAAGGAAACTACTTCAAAGTCACAAAAAGAAGTTGGTCGTAGTGAACACGTTGAGCAGCGAGAGTTTGTTAGTTGGTTTCGGAAAAATTACGAAGGCGTAAGAATCATTGCTATTCCAAACGGCGGTCACAGAAATATCGTAACCGCTGTTCGTCTCAAAAGCGAAGGCGTGACCCCCGGAGTCCCAGATATGTTGATCCCGGCTTGGAATCTTTGGATCGAGATGAAACGTAAAAAAGGCGGCTCATTGTCGAAAAATCAGTTAGACTGGATAAATTATTTGAGATCGGTGCAGCAAACTGTTATCGTCGCTAAAGGATTTGAGGATGCTAAGTCTCAAATTGAGGAATTTACTACAACAATCACGGAGAACTATGGTGGAACGGAACTTGACTAAAAACATGAGATCGGCCGATAACATTCGGACACATAGGATTAAACTTAAACTTAGCCAGCGTGAACTTGCCGTCATGCTTGGCGTTAGTCGCAAGACAGTGAGCGATTGGGAAAACGGCGCTAACTTGCCGTCTGATCAAAATAAGCAAAAGTTAGAGCAACTGTTCTACACCGGGAAGATCGAGCAAGACCAGATCTACCTAGATCCCGAGCGCAATGCGCTACTATTTAGCAAAATTAGCTGGATTGGGATCTGCGGGATGCTGCTAGGATGCGCTGCAATATTCGCGATGTTTTATTTGGTAGCTGGGATGTATGGTTAGTTTCAATCTAAGAAAACATAACAAAAGGATCAAACACATTAAGTTTGGGCCTTACTATCTTGTAGCAATAGATAAGATAAAGGATGGAGAGCCATTGTTTAGGTTTATCGATGGGAAGACATACAAAGCTTCAGAGGCGCTCACATTAGCCAAGAAATACGGTTATAATCAAGTGGAGCGAGTTTACGAAGCTTTCAATTCGCTTGGTTGACTTACTTTTTTCATAGTTTTCTCCTTCTTTAAGGCCCACTTCGTGTGGGCCTTTTTTTAATCATAGTGTTGACACAAAAGCGTCAATCATGGTTAAATAGAGCCATCGATCGAGCGGAATTGGCCAACCGATCTAAACTAGGAGAAAAAAAATGAGCAAATTCGACGACCACAAATCTGCAATTGAGTTCATCTACGGCGGTAATGCTGTCTTCACTATCAAGTCTCTCAAGACTGATAAGCATTTCACATACAAAGTGACTCAAGCTAAACGCGAGAGAGAGCGCGACGCAGCTCCATACTTTGTGCGCGTTCTTGCTGGCCCGGACAATCAAGACTGGGCGGCTAGTCAGTATATTGGATTCCTTAAAGAGTACGCGCTTCCAGTTGACGCTGATCCATTGCTCGCTGGTAAAAAAGGCAAGCCTGATGCCCCTAGTTTTAAAGCGCTACAGTGGGTTTTGATGAAGTTGTACCGCCGAGACATGGACGGTTTCGAGATCATGCACGAGGGCCGTTGCTGCCGCTGCAATCGCACTCTTACTCATCCAGACAGTATCAAGACTGGCATTGGCCCGGAGTGTGCAAAACACTTCGGCTAAGGCCGGAAACAGTCCACTTCTAAGTCACACTCCTCAAAGTGACGATCCATCTCAGCATCGATGATAATGTACTCCCGGACGGTCTCTAAGACCGTCTGCGGCATCATAGCCGGACATTCGTAGGTAATGTTATAAATAGGCGCTGACGGCTCCTGTAGCTTCTCCACGATCCTCTTGGCCGTCATAATGGAACAGCCTTGGCACACTAGCGCAATGCAGAGCGCGCCAAGGATGCGTCCGGGGATCATTTCTTTTTCTTCGAAGCTTTCTTCTTTACAGCGTAAGCGATTGCGACCGCCTGTTTAGGCGGCTTGCCAGCTTTGATTTCGGCCTCGACGTTCTTCTTGAATGCCTTCTTAGATTTGCTTTTAACGAGCGGCATTATTTCTTCTTTTTAGCAGCTGGCCTTTTTGTTTTGACCATTGCCTTCATTAGACATTTGCCAGCTGCCATGCAGCTTCTAGGATTTGGACAGGTAGGACAAGTTTTCATTTTCACCTCTTAACAGCTGAACTGCCAACATAGAATGAGAAAATCATCACCAAAATAGTGTCGAAGTTCTCCCGGAACATTACTGCATTTTTGATTGTATGCCATTCGATCCAAGTCTTGCTAGTATCGATCAGACCCAATAAATATTTACCGCCACTTTTCATCTCTACAGGAACAGCGATATCAACCGTCCCTAACATTGGAGCCAGACTAATCACGGCGATCATGATCATGAAGAATAACACCAACACGCGCCTAGTCATGCTCGAGAACCGATCCTTTGACCGCAGCTCGAACTCTTTGTTTGACATTTCGGATTGGGCCTTCATGCGCTCGACGTCAAACGTCAAACGCTCCATCAGCATTTTTTGATGATCTGCTTTACTTTTCTGGCTATTCGCCACAAGACCAGATATGACGCCGACGATGTTACCGCCAATAGCCAATATAACTTCTGTGCCAAGTCCAAACATATGTGTTTCACATGAAACTTAATTAAATAAAATGCTGACCTGAATGCCAGTTTGTGGTCATCACCAATCAAACCTATGCTGCTGTTGCAGTTATGACATAGCAGTTTTCTTATTCTGCCAGTCTTGTGGCAGTGGTCAATGTATAATTTTCCCTTGCCAGTATCTTTGCCGTCCATCCCGCAGATGGAGCACTTGTTGTTCTGCTTGTACGCCATCTCAACATAGTCAGAAAAGACTATGCCGTATTTATGTTTTAAGTGGTGGTCACGTTGCTGCTCTGGAGTTTTTTTTCTTTTTCGGCGTTTTTGCTGTTTTTGCGGCTTTTTTAAATTGCTCTGCTGTTGGTGCACCTTTTGTCCCCGGCTTTTTCATCTTTTCACCACTTCCAGCGGCAATTCGTTTACGTTTAGCGTGTATGTTCGCGTAGAGTCCTTTTTTAGCCATGTCACTTCTTCTTATGTCTGTTAGCAAAATTTCTTGCGGCCTCGACACTGCCAAAGCCCCATGCTTTTAGGGCCAATGCTTTACGAGTTGGCCTGCCTTTAGAATCTTTCATCGGCCCCTTCATGCCAGCGAATCGTGCGGCGAATGAAACACGTCGAGGATTTGTTCCAGACTTGACTGGCGCCTTCAGATTGCCGCCATCCTTCGCCTCAAAGTGTTTGCGGCCTTTTTCGTTCAAACCACCTTTTGGATTCTGATATTTTTTAGCTACCATTTCCACCTTGCC